CTAACTGAGTTATTAGTTTTCTTGCGGTGATGGCTTCCGTCTGGACGCTTGAGCTGAGGGATTACCGTATCTTTCGTTAGAACGCCGCTACCCATAAAAAGGGCGGGAAGCCCATGACTTCAGTCGTGGGAGGATTCACAATCTGTATCTTGCTGCATTGCTCCGCATCCTCAAAGAAGAACTGGACGACAAGGCGGACACCATTGAGTGGTGGCTGTATGAGGATGTTCGCAAATGTATCTGGTTCGACCTCGAAGATGGTCGCCGGATGCGCTACGATATGCCGACTGCCGAATCCCTGTATAACTATCTTACGCTGCCGTTTGAGCAGCTTCCTCTCGAGGTAGAATCATGATTTTCATTTTTTCGCTTGTCATTGCAGCGCTGCTTTGCATTGCATCGTTCATTTGCTACAAGGTGTCGGGCAAGATGCTGGATGAGAAAGATGCGGAAAAATGCGCAAAGGAAGCGGAACTCGAAGAAAAACTGATTGACCTCATGATGCAGACCAAAAGCAAGCCGCTGTCGGACGATGAATTCAGTTTTGGCGGTGCTTATGAGGCATTGGTCATGGAGGGAGAGCGTCAGAAGCAGTTGGCGGATGTAGATGAAATTGACGAATTAACGGATAAAATTCGTCTGCTGAGCATGGTCGAACAAATCTCATACATCACGCTTTCATTCGGCGTAATGTTCGTCTGCATGCTTCTGTTCGTGACCGGTATTATCACTGTTGGAGTAATGGCTGCGAGCGTGTATGCTAAATGAATACTCAGAACGGAAAGAAAGGAGACACTATGAGCAAGAACCCGAAAATTGAAGGTATCGTCTTCAGGTACGGCGATGATGACTACTCTTTCTGGATGCCGGACATTTCGAAAGAAGAGAATGAGAAATTCGTACAAACGCTGTTTTCGGCATTTGAGGATAATGGTTGTTCGGTGCGCGGCACAAAGAAGGACATCCTCGATACCATCCGAGAAAACACCTGAAACGATAGGTGCGAATCTCAGAAAAATTTTATGTGCTCGACACGAACGCTCTTCTGTCATCTCCGTACTCTAACGAAAAACAGCATTGACCAGGCACATTTCTAAGCACTGCGACATTTTTCCAAGGTTTTGCAAGGTCGTTTGCAACATTCTTCCGAAATTCACTGATATTTTTTGCAGTCATCCATCTCGGATGGCTGCTTTTTTTTGTTTTTACGCGAAAAAGTTGCCGATTTGTGCGAATTGCAGATAATGAAAATCAAGGGCAGTCATAGCGGTGTTGTCCGCGGAGATTTTCCAGACAGTGTCTGGAATTTTGGAGGAATCATAGATGTACGGTAAACCGATGGATTTCATAGACTGGCTGATTGATATGCCGGAGGAGTTTTCGTTTTGGGTAGAGGACCAGATAGCAGTAATGTCGCCGGTGACGATTGCTGTGGTAATTGTTGTCGCATTGGCTGTTTTGGCCGGTATATGGCTTCTCGTCGTCTCTGCTGCCAAGAAGGACGTGCGCAATACCAGCGAGATACTGGCGGGCATTGAGGAAGTCAATCAGGGATATGAGTTCTATGATGTGGACGAGGAAATTCGTCTCGAATACCCGCTTGAATCACTTGAAGAGTATAGGGGTGCTTCCCTCGATAAGCTGTTCATGGGCACAGTCCGGAAAAAGATTCCCCAGTTTGAAGAGGTTTTCGGATGGGCACAGTCGAATGTGATTCAGTTTGCGGCATATAAGGAAGAACTCAAAAGCATCCCCAACTGGACCGAGAAGGACGATGATTGCGGGAGAAGAATCCCTTTCTGGCTGTATAAGCACTATGAGGAGAAACTGGTCAATGCGGCGGTGTTCGGCACTCCCGTTACCGAGACGACCTTCATTGCGGTGAAGCAGTATACGCCGCATAAAGGCAAGCCGATGGAGGAGTCTAAGACTTATTCGATGGCAGAAGCTAAGGAATTCGTAAGACTCGCTAAGGAGCACGAGCGGGAACGCCAGCAGCGGGAAAACGAGCGGAGGCAGGCATCCTCGCAAATCAAGTATGAGGTTTTGCAGCGTGACAGGTTCCGGTGCGTTGTCTGCGGCAGGACCCCGGAACAGGGCGCGAAACTGCATATACAGGCGGTAAAGCCGCTTCCGAAACACGAGAGACCGTCCGCAGATTGTTTCCGAACCGTGTGCGAGGATTGCATGAGAAAGAAAGGGTGAGGGGCAGAGATGTTTTGTATATGCGTACTTATCATAGCAGCAGCTGCCGTGTATATGGTCGAGGCGTATATTCATACCTACTACGCGATTGAGTATATGCACGGCGCTTCGCTGTTCTTTGTGCTTCTGGCAAAATACGCAGCCCCGACCCTGTTCCTGCTCCTGTGCGGGTATTTTGTGTTCCGGTACAGGGAGAAGCGGCGGGAATCGGAAAAGCCTGCGCAGGAAAAGCCCATGAACAAAGAAGAAGTTTATGCTGAAAAAATTAACGCGACCGTAAAAACAAAAGCCGTGTTCTCAGACCAAGCCGACCAGGTGCTGTATCAGGTCAAGCGATTCGGACAAAAGATGGCGGTGGCGTATAGCATGACCCAAGACAGCAAGACATCCGGGGAGCAGGCAAAGTGCCTGACGCTGTTGGCATCGGCAGAACGGATATTTTATGACCGGCTGGATGACGCTATCCGCTCGGCATCGATGTTCGATGAGACAGAATACAAAGCTTTCCAGCAAGGCATTATCTCGTTCGGAGATACCGATACCGCTAAAAAGAAGCAGGAGATATACGCCGGTATCATTAAGACGATAAACAATGTGGTCCATGATAATGAGCGTCTTATCCTGCGCTTAGATTCTCTTGCCTTTGCACTCAATCAGCGCTCAGCACAGAATCCGTGGGATACCGATGTGGTCTTGGCGATGTCAAGACTTGATGATGTCATCACTAAGACGAATCAAGACCTTGAACAGGACGAGGAAATCAGCCGCGAGGCTTTGAAACGATACGACACTCTAAATGGAGGTAATTGACCATGGCAAGAAAAGGTGTTTTCCCGATAGTAGCGACCTTAGCGGTCGTTGGCGTGGTATTGGCGGTGTTCTCCCAGACGGTGATGCGGGACTCGAATATCAGCACCAATACCATGACAACGGAGCAGGCGTATGCGGATTTGAGCGGGAAGATGAAACGCATCGGGGTACAGGAAGTATCTGTAAACCCGCAGCAGCTTGATGTATCGGAGTTTTTGGACGCGAAAGATGAGTTGCCGGATATCGACTCCTCCTACCCGTTTGTGGTGGAGGGGAACGGTGATGTCAACATTGAAATCTTCTCTTCCGGCGAGAAAGCAGCAGAGTCCGGTTCCGATTCTTTCCTGACCATCATGGCAAAGAAGTTCAACGCCCAGCACAACAAGACTTCCGGGGACAAGACTATGAGCGTCTCTCTGCGCTCCGTTCCGTCCGGTACGGCGGCTGAATACATCTCGACGGGAAAGTATCAGCCTGAGTGCTATACCCCCTCAAACACGCTCTTTGGCGAGCTGGTGAAGAACGAGGGCGTAGAGTTGACCGTTGAGGCTGACCGTCTGGCCGGTAATGTGGCGGGTATTCTCGTATCAAAGAAGACAGAGGATATGCTTCGCTCTGAATATGGTGAAGCGTCTGTTTCTTCCGTTCTGAACGCAACCATTGATGGCAAACTCATGATGGGGTATTCGAACCCCTACACGAGTGCTACGGGTCTTAATTTTCTGCTTGAGGCTCTTGCGAGCAGCGGCAGCGATACGATTGTCGATACGGCTGCTGTTGAGAATTTCCAGAAATTTCAAGCGAACGTCCCTCTCGTATCCTTCACGACCCAGCAGATGGTCCAGTCGGCAGACAAGGGCATCGTGGACGGCGTTGTCATGGAGTATCAGTCTTATCAGAATGACCCGACCTTACAGCGCAACTACGAGTTCATCCCGTTCGGTGTGCGGCATGATAACCCCCTGTATTCTATTGGAAGCATCTCGGCCGAAAAGAAGGAAGTTATTGCTGCGTTCGTTTCCCTCTGCGCCCAGAATCAGGCAGAAGCGACGAAGGACGGGTTCAATGGTCTTGACGACTATGCTTATACAGGCAAGGCATACGACGGCAACACTATCGCACAGGCTCAGAGTGTCTGGAAAGAAGAGAAGGACTCCGGCATTCCTATTGTGGCAGAGTTCGTTGTCGATACTTCCGGCTCGATGCGCGGCGAACCCCTGAATGCCCTGAAAGCCGCGATGATAAACACCATCCAGTATATCAATGACGACAACTATATCGGCATTATTGGCTTTGATTCAGATGTCAGGGAATACCTGCCCATTGACCAGTTTTCGCTGACCCAGAAAACTCTGTATAAGGGTGCCGTGAACTCCCTCGATGCGAACGGCAGCACCGCAATGTACAACGGTCTTTGCGTTGCTATGGACCGTATCTACAAAAAGTCTCAGGAACTCGGCGGTAACTGCACGCCCATCATCTTTGTGCTCACGGACGGTGACAACAATACCGGATATGACTTCTCCGATACGAAGAACATCATTGCCGGTATGGATATCCCTATCTATACCATCAGCTACAACTACGCGGCAGACAGCCTCTCGGAACTCGCGTCAATCAACGAGGCGGCTGCTATCGTTGGTAACAGCGAGGATATCACCTACAAGCTCCGCAACTTGTTCAACGCGGAGATGTAATCCAAAAGCGCGGTTTTGTCCGCGCAGCTGCTCCAAAAGACAGCCTCCACACGGCGAGCAGCGGGAACATGCTGGTCGGAAACGGCACGGTCGGCAGCTACCAGTGCCGGTCGATGGATGAGGCGGTCGATATGGTCGCCGCCTTGTACAATGGCAGAAAAATAGAAGCAGCGCAAGCATAACCATCCTGCAAAAATATATGCCGTTCATCTTTTTGGGTGGACGGCTTTTTGTTTTGTGAATACAGCGATTCAGTGGCGAAGCGAGCCGATTTTACCAGCAGTTTGATATTCTGCGGCATGATTTCCAGCAGTTTGATACTCTGTGGGCAGTTGCACAGCCGTGCAAATTGCATACAATGGGAATTGGAGAACAAAAAAAGCGATGCAAGGATGTATTTGCAATAAATATGGCGGCTGTTTTTGGTATTCACGAAACAACACGAAATTAAACGAAACGCGAAGAGGATACAAGAAAAGACGAATAAAATCCGGCTGAGGTGGATAATACTTGTGCCGAGTAGTTTAAAGTCCGGACAATGGGACAGCTAAAGTGGTAAAATGAAACTAGGAATACCTAAAATCAGATTTAACCGAAAAAACAAAAACCATGAATGAATAATTGGTTGCTAAAAAGTAACCGCTCGCTTTTATACCCAAACCAACAAATGACCCAAATCTGTTTAGGAAGGATAGGCACAAAATGGCAAGAAGGAAAGCAAACGACTTGGAAAATCAGATGTCGCTCATGGATATGATGGCATCGGAAAGCCCCGAATACACCGAGGAAGGTCCGGAAGAACTCTTGGACCCCAGCGAGGACATGGAGGACGATGAAGGGCAGGCGGATAAACCCTTTAAGCTGGTGGCGAACAAGACCACGAAGGCAAAGGCGAGCATCTCCACGCAGGCGCTGAGTGTTGTGAAGGCGGTATATGCTGATACGGTCGAAACGAATTGGGAAGAGTTGTTTGACGGGTTCGACAGACTCTATGCTATCACTTTTTCGTCCGGAATCGAGTTCGTGAATAAGGTCATCAACAAGTTCTCGTATGCGGAAGTCGTGTTCGGATGCGAGAAAATCATCGCCAACGACATCGCTGCCATCATGTCGGTGCAAATCGACAGCGTGCAGCGACTCGCTAAGTCTAAGTCGGCAGGGAACCTTGCGAACCGCCTCGATGACGGGTCCTTGCAGCTGTATGTGTCGCGGGACACGAAATCGCACGAGAAAATCTTTATTTTGGAAAGCGCTGACCATAAGCGGGTCCGAGTCATCACCGGCAGTGCGAATATGTCGGCATCGGCGTTTTGCGGCATTCAGCGAGAGAATATCGTTTGCTTCGATGACGAGGCTGCATTTTCGCATTACAAGCTCCTGTTCGAGACCTTCAAGGAGACCTGCTCCGACAACATTTCGTATAAGGCAGTCGTGGACACTATGAACCAGGAAGATTATCTGAAAGAGAACATCAAAGAAGTCCCCGTCTTTCAGTCTATTGAAAAGCAGAAGCTTGTCTTTCTGGAACAAGCGCAACCTGAGGATGAGGTCGAATACGAGATAGTTGCCGATGTGAAGAAGATGCAGGAACTCGTCAAGCCAATTATACCTAAGATGCCGGTACAAGCGAATCGTATTGTGGTAGCAGCGGAACCGATGCGTGTTTTTACGAAACGATATACCGAGGTTCGGCGTGTGGCAGCTGAAGCAGTTAAGCAGCTTCCGAAACTACATATCGACTATGATGCCGGGACCATGACCTTCAACGACGAGAACATCGACCTCAACCCGAATCTCAGCGAGGTAGCCAAGAACATCAAGAGCATCCAGAAATTCTTCTCAGGCATGGACTACTTTTACGGTGATGTCGAGCAGGCTAAGAAAGACTACTTTAAGTACATGACATGGTATCTGGCTACCCCGTTCATGGCGTATCTGCGGTATTTTGCCTCAAGGAACAATTACGACACAAAACTGTTCCCGATGTACGGCGTAATTTACGGCGACTCAAACGGCGGCAAGACGACCTTTATTAAGTTTCTTGTCAAACTTATGTGCGGTGAGACCGTCAAGATGAACACAACGGAGGATTTCACAGCCACAAGAATCGACGGCCTCAAACGAGTATGTGAGGGACTGCCGCTAAACATCGACGACCTCGCCAAGACCCAGTTCCAGAACCATTCAGAACGGGTAATCAAGAACGATGAATGGGGTATCTCAGACAGGCTCGTGAACTATCCCGCTGTATCTATCACATCGAATAAAATCACCTCGCTGACAAAAGACCTCTCGAAACGCGCTATCATCTGTCGAATCGGTGCTAAAATTGATAACGAGCGCGGTGCTAAGAACTCGAAGCGTGTGAATGAGAGCATGTCGGAGCTGACCACCGCGTTCTACGGGGAGTATGTGCGCCGGATGCTTATCTGCATCGATGAGATGACGACGGAAATGCGTGAGAATGCGAATGGCAAAGAATACTTCCCGGATATCTTCCATGCTTCGTCCAGTGTGGTTGCAGATATCTTTGAGGCTTGCGGAATCGATTTGCCGGACTATGTGCGTATCCTGTATTACAACGACTACATGGGTGATGAGAGCATTGGTCGTGCTGCGATTGAGAAAATCGAACTGGCATGGCAGGCAGACCCGAGCAAATTCCGTGTGGATAAGAAGCAGAACCGGCTCATTTATACCTATCCACAGGATGGACCCTGGTACGAACTGAAATACATTGCAGACGAGCTGCCGAACTCCCTCGAAGCAGAGATTTCTGGCGGCAACCAGCTTATCATGAACTACGAACAGGCACAGGAATTGTTCGGCATCAAGTTCCGGCGCTGGCTGGGCATCTTTAACCTCTAATACGAAAGGCAGGCCCTTTTCTGAGCCTGCCTTTTGATTTTGCAAAAAAAGTTGCCCATTCGTGCGAATTGCGTACTATGAAGTATACAGGCAAGCGGTATTGCCGCTGAAAACGACTGCCGAACAGAGAAAGGAAAGACTATGAACGAGCAAAATTTCGTTGAAGATACTCAGAATTCCACTGAAGATATTCAGTATCAGGCGTATGTGGCACTGGTCGAGGATTTCAAGGAACTCATCGATACAACGGTTAAGGCCGGCAAGGATTCCTATAAGCATGTGGACTTGTTCAACGGCAAGCCTTTAGAGGAGTCCGTGACGCATACTGTGCCGCTGGACGATGACAAGGCGCAGCTTCTGGCTGCTGCGTGCATGGACTTGGCAAACTCGACTCTTTGGCTGTATTATCACCAAAACCAGTTCCGTGATACAGAGTTCGCCGAGGTCATCAACAATAACTATCCGAAATATCAGGTCCGAGTACAGCAGGAGATGAACCAAGAGGGAGGACAGTTTTATCTGCGCAGCTGGTATTCGCTGGCTCAGAAGATTTCTCGTGAGTGCCAGTTGAAAACATACGAGGGCTACAAGCCCAAGGAGCAAATGACTTATGTGAATGTCTATCTGCTCGTCTATGCTGCCATGAAGTCCCTGAAAAACGGGACCTTGAGCCGTATCATGGCAAATATCGAACATGACTCCGATAAAATCGGGAATCTTGCGTTCTACTTCTTTACTTATATCCTCGAAGTGTTGGAAATGCCTCTCGGATAAAAGAGTGACCCTGCACATGCCGCTTTTGGTGTGTGCAGGGCTTTTTTGTGTGTGGGGGATGGCTCGGAACAATATGCGGAACAATATCAAAGCTAAATCGACATTGTTCCGACAAGCTGATTTTGTTCCGCATTGAGCTTCGAAGTTTGGTGGGAGTTGTGCAAGGTTTACAAAACACATGGTTGATTTTCTACATTTCACTCAGGCAAATTCTGTAATGTTAATGTCAAAGGCGCAAATTTTTGAAAAAGCGGTGCAGAAAATTTCTCTCAATAGGCTCATCCACAGAAAAACATGGGATACAACCGAAAACTCGCTGGAAAAAGCGCGGATTTCAGCAAAAACTCGTTGGGAAAATGTGCAAGGACGCAAAACTGGTAGGAGTTGCAACTCATACACAATAATGAGAGTTTTCTTCAACAGCGTTCATAAAAAATGGGTACGCCCGCACTATGTCGGCATACCGATATGCGATGACCAAACGATGCAGCGCAGCCAGCGCCATTTTCGTTCTGAGCACAGTTTCCTCTTGCCAGGCTGTGCGAATGGCATACACTGATAATTGTACGATAGATAGCAGCATAATAAACGACTTCCGTACAATTCACAGTCTGACGAAGCAGAGCAGATTCACCCAAGTGGTGCGTCTGCTCTTTTTTTGTTGCCAACGAACGAAAGAGGTGCAAAACCATGGCAAAACCCTGGACAGCAGAAGAATTAGCGATTATGAAGCAGCGGTATCCGAAAGAGGGCGCGAGCGATGCGCTCGTCAAGACTTTAGGCCGCACAAAGCAGGCAATTCACTTCAAGGCCCAGCAAGTTGGGCTTCGTAATGCGAACCGAAAGAGATTCACTGACGAGGACATCGAAATTCTGAGAGAGCGGTATCCGAACGAGGGTGCCAGCAAAGACCTCCAGAAACTGCTCAGCAGAAGCGCCGCAACCATTAACAGAAAGGCTCGTCTGCTCGGCATAAAAGGCGCTCGGCATTATTGGACCGAGGAGAAGTTGAAGATTCTGGCTGAACGATACCCGAGGGAAGGGGCAAGCCAGGAACTGGTGCAGCTGTTTCAGCGCAGTGCCTATCTCATCAGTATGAAGGCTAACGCATTGGGGCTCCGATACGAAAACAAACGCCGGTGGACTGAGGAAGAGGAGAATATTCTCATGGAGAGGTATCCTTGGGAAGGTGCAAGCGAGGCTCTTTTGAAAGACCTCAACCGCAGCCGCGCTTCTGTCTTGAACCACACGAGCATCATGGGCCTTGTGTACCAGAAACACTCGACTTGGACGGCTGATGAGGAAAAGGTGCTCCGGGAACGCTTTCCCGAGGAAGGTGCGAGCGAATCTCTGCAGAAAACTTTGAACCGAACAAGCACTGCCATCTACTGTAAGGCGATGCGTTTAGGATGCAAGAAACCCGCCAAAAAGAATCGCAAATGACCTCTTGCACATCCGTGCGGCTCGAGGTATACTGACAATGTAATCAAAAAGAATTATCTTTTGCGAGGACTCCGCTAATGGCGCAGTTCTCGTTTTCTTTTTGCCCGGAATCCTGCAGAGCCGCAGAGCACCGGCACTACTTGCCGCCCGCAGCCAGCCAGCAGGAGACTCACAGGAAAACCAGCAGAAAGGCCCCGGTGCGGATGCCGCTCCGGGATAATGTATGTTCAGAACGGAAAGCAAAAAATGCTGCCGCCCAGATAATGGGTAGCAGCATTGTTTTTTGTTTAGGATAGTCAGAGATTATCGGTTAAGCATCAGACGCGAACGCCCATCTCGTCAGCCTTGTCATCCTCGACATCCAGATAGTAGTACATGTCACCGAACTCTAAGCCCAACTCATCGGCATACTTTTTCAGAGTGTCAGAAAACACTTTCATGTTAAAGCCATTACCGGGATGCTCTTTCTGCCATGCTTCGATTTCACGCTTCGAGGCGGCAACGCAGAGCCTATCTTCCTTGTCATCATCGTCAAAGGTGAATCCGTCTACCAGACGACGGTAGGTGTCGTCAGAAGCCTCATTCTGGATAACATAGGCAATGATAGCAGCCTTATTGTTGTAGTCTGAGTTCTCCGCAAAGAAATCCTCGATATCGCCATGGCGCACAACAACATTTTCATAGAAGTCCTTGATTTCGCTGTCGGCATACTCGTTCGTCATGACCTTCTCATGATTTTTGAGGAACTTAATGAAGGTTTCACCGCTCAGATTGTCCGCATAGAATCCGAGAGCGTCCACGCGGACTTTCACAAGGCTGCTCAGGAACTTCTCCATCTTTGCAAGGACATGCTTTGCTGTGAATGCTTTTTTCAGGTTTATGGTGTAGTAAAAAACAGGGAAGTCTTTAATATCAACGCCGCTTTCCCTAAAATTTTCTCCCACTTTGTCGATAGGCTTGTGCAAGAAGGGCGCATATTTGTACAGCGCATCGACATCGGTGATGTAATCGGTAATGTACAACTCATTGTTTTTGCTGTAGTGTCCCAAGAGCCCTACGGCCGCAGAGAGGCGAATGCCACGCTGGAAATTTGTCCAATCGAAAGTAACGGGATAAATGACATTCGCAACAGTACCGTCCTCAGAATACTCGACGGGAGCTGAGCAGCGATGAATACCGAAAAGGTCATAGCCGTCCTTGTGGATGCTCATGTACTGATTCTCGAGGATGACCAGATTATACAGCGGCAACGACATCGGAATCTGCGCTTTCAGGAATTCGAGAAAATAGTTTACGTTCTCGTGAATCCATGTGTAGTCGTCCACGGTTTCGATGCGTTTCTTCGACTCCACGACATCCTCACCCGGAAGCGGCTCGTAACCGCATGCCTGACGAAGCTCGTTTTCCGTCACGGCATCCGTTGCCTTGGCGATTTTCTTCAATGTCACCTCGGTAGGCTGAGACTGTGTTTTGCCGTTCGCAAGACGGTTCACATATACGCGACCAAGGTGCGATGTCTGGGAGAACTGCTCCTGTGTCCGCGTACCGATGGCTTTCTTGACGAGTGCCGCTAATTTATCAGGGTCATACCCGGAATTGTTTTTGCCGTCACTCTCGAAAACTGAATCATTCTTGTTCAGCCAGCCGTCAAGAATCGAATACCCGATATCATGTAAGGAGGCGCACACATGTCCGTCAATGTTCCTGTCTGGTTTTGGTGTGTGTTCATTATCCTCGAGAAATTCAACCTTCTTGCATAATAGCGCACGCTCATTAGCAAGAAGTATATCTGGAGCGTTCAATTCAGCAAGTTTCGTAACGCGTTCATTGCTGTCTTTGAGTCTTCTGGTCAAAAACATAATGTCGCTGAGTTGGTCAGGAGAAAATTTCTTAAAAACATCTGTACCAAGTTCGATTTCAGTGATGACAGGGAGAGTAACAGATGTATCGACGTCTTTGGCGTATTGCAGGATAGCATCGACAACAAAGTAGTAGTTATCATATGCTTTGTAATCGATATGGACAATAGTATCCGTTTTCTTTATCGGGACAATCGTACCTTTGCCATCTTTAACTCCATAGAAAGCCGAAACGGATAGAAAATCGTCAATGACCTTTTCATCAACATGCAATGCCTTGGCAATCACCGGCAGCTGCTTGCGAAGCAGGACAGGGGCGTTCAGCTTGATGGAAAACATACGGCGACTCCTTTCGCGTGTATCATTTTGTAGCTTTGTGTATTATTCTGTAACTATTATACAAGGACGCAAATAGAATTGCAATAGAGAAAACAACAAAAAGATACAAAAAAGTACACGAGAATACAAGAACGGATGGTACAGGAAAGGGTTCGCCTTGTTTCCGTTCTGGACGAAGCAGTTTGGGAAAGGTGACGCGCTGGGAATTCAGCTGCTGCCGTTCGGTAGGCTGCTAACGGGCTGCAGAAAGGAAGGCGGCAAGCCCGGTGACTGAAAATATACGTGTTCGGTGCTTGGCAGTTGCACATTTGTGCGAATTGGATACAATGGAGAATATAAGGTGATTTAGTATGTAAGCCGCAGGGATTCGTTCTCTGCGGCTTGATTTTTCTCGAAAAGAGGTACAAAAGATGTGAAATCGGAAGAAAGCTCAGAAGGCGGCTTCGCTCGTCATGGCGGTCATGATGACGCTGACCCTGGTGCTTAGTACGGTGGTGCCGGTCGTTTTGCAGACGGCAGCAGTTTTCTAAAATCTCATGGTTTGTTCTAGCCCCGCGTGGATGAAATGTCTGCGCGGGGCTTTTTTGTTTTTGCGGAGGAAATCATCATGGCGGAAAAGAAGCGGCAATACTCACGAACGCTCGCACAGAAACGGTGCTTGGAAGCGATTGAGCGGGCAATTCTCATCAATAAGAGCGAGGCGGAAAGACCTTTCGTGTTTCAGGTACAGGAATTGGTCGTGTTCGGGCCTCTGGTCGATACCGATGCGCCCACAGTCCACGGAGTAGATATCCTTGCGACTACGGCGCGGCATCACAGATACCGGAATCGGGACGAGGCATTTCACAGCGACAGTGAGGATTTTATCAATAAGTACGCTCCGTTCAGTATCTGTTCGTGGCGGTTCCGGGAAGAGTTCCCGGAAAAGGATATGCTGAACTACCTCAAAGGCCGGCACATGGGTATCGTGACGATGTACGGGAAGCAGGATAGGACTTTGCTCGATGATGGCAGATTCTTTACCATTATCCGAGACGGCAGGGTTCAGGCTGACCAGCTGGATGCTTTGAAGGAACTGTTCCGAGGTAAAGCATGAGCGCCGTTACGTTGATGCAGGGAGACTGCTGCGAGAAGCTGAACGGAATTCCGGCACATTCCGTGAACCTCGTCTTAGCGGACCCGCCCTACGGTATTACACATCAGGCTTGGGATACGGTATTGCCGTTTGAAGATTTTCTTGAAAAGAACGGCAAACGCCTAAGCCTGACTGAGTTTCTTCTTTCCTGCTACAAGACGGGGATTTCCTATTCTGAAGCAATGTCCGATTGGACCCAAAACAAACAGCAGGGGATTTGGAAGCAGCTGGATAGAATCCTGACCGAAAACGGCGCAGTGATTCTTTTCTCGGCGGGAGCATACACCAAGACCCTGATGGACAGCAAAGTCATCCCATGGCGATATAACCTCATCTGGCAGAAGACATCTCCGGTAGGATTCCTCAACGCGAACCGGATGCCGCTGCGAGCGCATGAAGACATCCTAGTGTTTTACAGGAAACTGCCCACCTACAACCCGCAGAAGACCTCAGGGCATCCGAGAAAGGTCTCAACGGCTGAGCACAAGCGGAACTCCAAGATGACTGAGGATTATGGGAAATACAAGGCAAAAAGCTACGACAGCACCGAGAGATTTCCTACGAGTGTACTAACTTTTGCCACCGATAAGCAGAAATGTGCGGCGCACGGAACACAGAAACCCGTAGCGTTGTGTGAGTGGCTCATCAGGAGTTACACAAATGAGGGCGATACGGTCCTTGATTTCTGTATGGGAAGCGGCTCGACCGGCGTGGCGGCAATAAATACGAATAGAAACTTTATCGGCATCGAAAAGGATGCCGATTTTTTTGTTGTTGCGAAAGAGCGAATCGCTGATGCGGCGCAAAGCCGTTGAAGATAACGCTATTTGTTTTCGCACAGCGACAAACAAAAAGCATCTTAAACACACGCGTGCGTTCAATAAATGAGCGCGTGTGTTTTTTGTGCATTCCGCGCTTTTAACGCTCATTTTTTGTAAATAAGTATCCGATGCGGAGCGATTCTGCATCGGTTTTTTATAGGACCAAAAATGAATAAGAACAAAGTATACACGCATGTTTCGCTATTTTCTGGTTCAGGTGGACTTGATATCGGCTTGGAACAGGCGGGGTTTCATACGGTATGGGCGAACGACTTCAATCATGATGCCTGCGAGACTCATAGGCTGTGGAGTAATGCTACGGTGGTAGAAGGCGATATCGGCAAAGTAGACTACAAAACTATCCCGGATTGCGATATCGCGTCTTTCGGATTCCCGTGCCAGGGCTTCAGTTTATCGGGACCAAGGAAAATCGACGATAGCCGGAATGTGCTCTACCGGCATTGTGTCAAGCTGGTCGAGAAGAAGCAGCCAAAGCTGTTTCTTGCTGAGAATGTCAAAGGTTTGCTTACGCTTGGCGGCGGAAAAATCAAGGACGCTATCATCGCGGATTTCGAGAGCAAGGGATATGTGGTGTCCATCAACCTTGTCAATGCTGCGGACTATCATGTCCCGGAAGATAGACAGCGAATCCTCCTTGTGGGCATCCGAAAAGACCTTGCTGAGAAGTATGGCGTAGAGTTCAAGGTTCCTGCACCGTTTCCTGACCGCATCAGTATCCGGCAGGCATTAGAGGGTTTAGCCCCGGCGACGGACGATGAAATCTGCAAAGAAGCCTATTCCTCGCGCTACATGTCCCGGAACCGGAAACGCGCATGGGACAGCGTATCGTTTACGATTCCCGCGATGGCAAAGCAAGTGCCTCTCTGGCCAGGTTCGCCTGACATGGTGAAGGTCGGCAAAGACCTTTGGCAGTTCGGGGAGAAAGATAGTACCAGACGGCTGTCCTATAGAGAAGCAGCCGCTATCCAGACATTCCCGAAAGATATGGTCTTTTGCGGGAATCTCACAAGCAAGTATAAGCAAATCGGCAATGCAGTGCCTTGCGAACTCGCAAGAGTCGTAGGAACGGAACTGTACCGCATCCTGAACAAAATCGAAGAACAAGAAAGTCATTGTCCGGCATGAGTGATTCGTGCCGGATTTTTTATTGGAGTCATCATGCCAGAGACAAGGAAATACACCGTCGTTGACCTGTTCGCAGGTGTAGGTGGATTGAGTTACGGGTTTTCAAGAAACGACCGCTTTGAAATCATCTTGGCGAACGAGATGCAAAAGGATATTGCGAAAGCATATACCATCAACCATCCTGCGGTCAATATGCTGCAAGGAGACATCAAAGACCTGTCTGAAAATATCCTCCGTCAAGCAATAGGAAACCGTATAGTTGATATCGTGGTCGGTGGCCCGCCGTGTCAGTCGTACTCTACGCTCGGTAAACGCCAAATGGATGCGCGGGCAAATCTTTTCATGGAATACAAGCGCGTTCTCCGCATCTTACATCCGAGAGCCTTTCTGTTCGAGAATGTTAAAGGTATTCTGAGCATGGATAAAGGAGCCCTGTTTGAGCGTGTCCGCAAGGAATTCGAGGATATTGGGTACAGCCTCCAATACAAAATCCTCAATGCCGTAGACTACGGTGTACCGCAGCTGCGAGAACGGGTCATTCTAGTTGGGTTCTTGGGCGAGAATCCCTTTCAGTACCCGGAATCAACACATGGAGAAGGTCTACTGCCGTATGTGACCATGCAAGATGCGCTCAAAGACCTGCCTGCACTGGCATGCGGGGAGAAAAACACCGTGTATGCCGCCCCTCCCGACAATACATTCCTTCAATGGGTCCGGCAGGGTGGTTCCGATACGCTTACGGAGCATAAAGCCCCGAACAACAGCGCCCATCTTCGCAGAATCATGGCGGCGCTCAAAGATGGGCAAGGCAAAGATGATTTGTCGGAAGAACTCAGACCTAAGAGCGGGTTCAAGAACACCTACGCGAAACTCTGGTGGGAGAAACCTGCTACTACCATCACACGGAACTTTGCCTGCCCCTCCTCATCGAGATGCATCCATCCGAAAGATTCTAGGGCACTCACGATACGCGAAGGAGCACGGTTGCAGAGTTTTCCTGACAGCTACCAGTTCTACGGCTCGGATTGCCTGAAACGCTTAGAAATCGGCAACGCCGTCCCGCCGCTGCTTTCGGTGGCATTGGCTGAACAGATGCTGAAAGCACTTGATACAGAAAAATAACATACCTACAGATTCTCGGCAGAAATAGCCGGGAGTAAGGACTACTCATGAATAACAAAAACGCCGAATGGCAACGAGAATACTACTTGACACATGACAAGTACCGGATGCAGGGGCAGGGAACAGATTGCTATAAGGTCGTCAAGAGCCTTACTCGTATACTGCAGCTGCCTACCATTGCGAAACTCACGACCGACAACGAATCAGTCATCAGTGATTTCCGACTGAACAGCGGCGAGTATGGGCATGAGCCCTACGATGAGTACGCTATCAAGGTGGATGACACCTACGGTGCATCATTCTATATCCTTGTCCATAGAAGGGCTGATACGACTTTCCTGTGCCCGATTCTCGTGGGTTTTGAGGGTGAGAATACCTGCGCCATGGTCATGCCTACCGATAACTGGCGGATGCGGGAAATGACGGCATTTGTCGAGCTGAGAAGGGCTGAGAAGGAATTCGGCGTGGACGGGTTAATGATGGCGGTGAATACACGAAATGGGGTATACGGCTGCCTTTCCGTTCTGAACGAGTCTGGCAACCTGCTGGAACGGTGGCTGCGAACCGAGCGCGATTCCCTACATATACGGAACTCTGTGACGGCTCCGAGCTCAGCGGCGCTGATACTGCAAATCTGGCTGCATACGATATGTCTCTGGAAGCGGCGGTGTCTGAGTCGGAAGGTTGAGCAGCGCATCGTACACGCGAACGGGGAACAGGAATCGGTCAAGGATGTCAGAGAATGTCTGAACACCACCAAGCAGACTATCGTGGACCTCAAAAAGGGCATTGTGGTTTATGTGAATGACGGTGGAGGGAAACGGGCGTTTGCCGGGTTCTGTGTGCTCCAATCTGAGCGCTGCGGGCATTTCCGGCACATGCAAAGCGGCAAGGTCGTCTATGTCCGACCGACGACCGTGCATTACAAGAAACTGAACCCCAACAAGGCTATCAGTCAGACTGCCAAGCCGGTAATCTATCGGAACACGGAAGATTTCCTGCGCGAGAAGTCCTACCTCGAAAACGATGTTCTCATGATGCTCAAATGCAACGGCATCGAGTATCAGCGGGAAAAGATGTTTCCGTGGATGGGGAAGAAGCGCTTGGATTTCTTCCTGCCGGGCAAAAAAATCGCTATCGAGTGTCAGGGGGTGCAGCACTTTTATCCCTACGGCAGCGATGACAAGGATTTCGAGGCACGAAAGCAGCGGGATACCGACAAGTATAACGAATGCACCAGCAATGGCGTGCAGGTTCTTTACTACATGAGTGAGTTGATTCCGGTGCCTGACGAGATGGCAGAGAAATACCGGTATGTGACCAGCCTCGATGAGTTGCTGGGAATTCTGAACGATAAATAATTGATTTTGACTCCTCCGATTGAAGAAGACAATAAATACATTTTGCGTTATTCGTAAAATCAAATATGACTGTTGAGCAAGAGGCGAGAAAATCATGCGAGATGTTAAAAAAGTCGAAAGAAAACTTTGCCTAACAAATTCTGCAGCCGCCAAAATTTGCAATATAGCAAACAAAAAGGGTAAAGATAAAAACAAAATTCTCGCCGCAAAACAGATGCTAGTTTATTATCTTGGTGATATATTAGTGATTTTGCGTAAGGAGTCTTATGTTCCTGATGACGCATTGCTTTTGATTTTAAAAACCAGTATGTGTCTAAATGCAATCAGGTATCTATTTCAAGCCACACTGGAAAGAGATTGCTCAAGTTACCTAAGTGACGATGAAAAGGAAACAATCGTTCGATTTAGAACATTAAGAAGCATTACAACGGCCCATCCATTTGATACGAACCGTGGCTCTCCATCCGATTTTGGAAGACAAGGCACAGAATGGTTCGTTGACATTCATCCGTTCAGTGATTTGGACAAATTTATGGTGGGCGGAGATTGTGGCTTTTGCGAAGACGAGGCTTATGACAATACAAGAAATCCTGATTTTGTAATGATGGTTTACAACGATGAAAATAATTTTGCGCATCGTAGAGTAGTTTATGTTTATGAAGATATTATAAAACCTCTTGAAATTACTCTTGGGTTGTTAAAAAGAGGCTTAGCCAAAAACAGCTTAAAGAGTACAGATAATACAGAAAAATGGTAGTCGTCATTGTAATCGTGCAATGACGGCTTTTTTATTTAGGATTAGAAAAGCAATGACAACAGAAGATTTTATCGCCAGAGCAAAACAAATTCATGGTGACACTTATGATTACTCAAAGGTGAAGTATAAAAACTCTGTATCAAAGGTAGAGATTATATGCCGAGAACATGGCTCATTTTTTCAAAACGCGGGCAATCATATAAATCCAAAAATACGGTGTGGATGCCCGTATTGCGCGGGAAAAAAGGTTGTGTCCGGAGTTAATGATTTTGCTACTTTATACCCGGAAGCTGCATCCGAATGGGATTATTCAAAGAACAGCGTGCTGCCATCAGAAGTGCATCCAAGGACAAATAAAAAATACTATTTTCTTTGCTCGAAAGGACATTCGTATCTACAATCTCTAAACAACAAAACAAGTAAAAATTACGGATGTCCTTATTGTTCAGGGCAAGCGTTACTTAAAGGATATAACGACCTACAAACGGTTCATCCGGAAATCGCGAAAGAATGGGATTGTTCAAGAAACGAGAATGGTCCATCGGATTACCGGTATGGAAGTGGATATAAAGCTTGGTGGGTATGCAATAAATGCGGACAATCATATCAAAGTCCCATCAATATCCATATCAGAGGACATAAGTGCCCATATTGTTCGGGGCAGAAGGTCGCCACAGGAAAGAATGATTTGCAGACCTTATATCCAGAAATAGCAAGTGAATATTCTGATAAAAACAGTGTTCCTGTAAACCAAATATCGGCGCATACACACTACAAGGCTATTTGGAATTGTCCGTTCTGTGGCAATGAGTACACAGCTTCCATCAATCATCGAACATCGGGTGGAACAGAGTGTCCGATTTGCGCAAAAGCGTCAAAAGGAGAACGAAAAGTCAAGGCTGTTTTGGATGAACTTGGTGTTACATATAAGCAGCAGGAAAGTTTCGAGGATTTGAAAGACAAACATCCACTACGGTTCGACTTTACCATTTACCAAAACGACAAACTGATTGCCGTGATTGAATTCAACGGGATTCAACACTATAAGCCAAGAAGTGTTTTCGGCGGAGAAAAGGCATTTCAGATGCAGAAAAAGCACGATTTAATGAAAGTGCAATATTGCGTTGACCACGGTCTGTACTTGTTACAAATCCCGTACAAGACATGTGAGTGTGACACAGAAGAATACGTCAAAAGACTTTTTAGGAACCTCGACACCTATCAAAAAATCATGGAAAATCAAGCATGTTGGCAACGCTCTGGAATCTTACATCAAGAAACTCGTACTGGATGATGTAACCAAGAAGGCAGGCATCAACACCGAGTACGCCTTTGAGGATATGGAAGGTGACCACATCATTCCTTGGAGCAAGGGCGGGCATACCACGGATGACAACCTGCAGATGCTGTGCAAAAAGTGCAATGCGGCAAAGTCGGATAAGTAAAGTCGATAGGGGGGACATGATGAAATATCGATACTTTATGTACGGTATGTTCGATGGCACAGATGGGAATATATACGACATTTGTATTCCTTCTCCGTTTGTCTGAAACTCAAAAGCTGAAGCTATGAAGGACGAGGACTTTGCCTACCGCTTTTTGGCTATTGATTCGGCTGGTCCTATGCTAATTGCTTTTGCAAATGAGCACTTTGAGCCCATGAACAACGGCAAAATGCAAGTGAAATGCTGGGTGGACAAGAATGTTGTCGGGACCTATACTTTTGAGGAGTTCAAGAAGAACGGCGGGTATATTCGACAGTTGAAACAGAGTAGCAGGGAAAAATGTGTAGTTGATGAGTCAGACTTTATGGAGACCGACAAAACCTTTGCCGATATCTTTCCAAATATGAAAAAGCACAAGCTGTATTATATTGATGATGAAGCATACAAGATTAGTGAGATAGAAGACAATGCTCAAAACTAAGAAAACCACCCGCCAGAGCACTCGCGGAAGCGAAGCTGCTTACTCTGGAACCGTAACCACCGTCAGCCCAAGACCGTTGTGGTCTTCATCCCGGCACTTGATGCCGAGGTAGATGTCCAGCGTAACCCCGATGCATCCGTCCAGAACGCTTCTGCCCCCGAAGCAGGAGATTCTGCTACTGTGCAGACGCTGTGCTCAAAAGCGGCGATTATGTTGTCACCGCTGCCACATTCGTGCCTCAGCAGGACATCCGGGAAGACATCCCCGTCACCGATGACGACCTTCTTTTGCTTGATGACGACGAGGAGGCAGAGGGATGCGACTGAGGTACAACGAGCCTCCCGCCGAGGATTTTGGCAACTTAGATATTGACTGAGTTGTTGAGATTGACCTTGAGTTTTTTGTAATGCGTGATATAATAGAACCATCATAAAAGGTTTTGTGCCTCCCATCGTAATCGGTATCATACTGACTACGGTGGGAGGTTTTTTGTATTGAAGAAAGGTGAAAGAATGTCAAGCGAAATAATTGACGTTAATGGAGCAGAATCTCAGTATGAAGCTGAGAAAGAATGTTTAAATATTGTTACAAACAAGCGAAACCAGACACCTGCAGTAAAATCTGTATTGGCTAAAATAACTAATAATGGAAATTATAAAATCATACCAACCGCTTCTAATCAACCACTTGATTTTACAATAATTGAACCGAAAACAGGACTTTTTAAAGGCGGTATTGAGCATTTTTCAATCGGTTTTGAATACACCCGTAATCAAGGAATCAGAATATTTTCAAAATTACAAACAGAAAAAGGAAAAGAAACATATAATAATTATCACAACAATCTTGACGGAAATGAAATTACAGCATTACACGACTTAACACAAATAGCAAAAAATGAACTTTTGACCGTCAACGCTTTTGATTATTACCAATTCATCAAAGAATTCAACAGAATCATGTCAAAGCATCTGAAGAAAATTGGTAGCTATTGTGATAGAATTGGTTGCTCCCATAAAGATATTTGCTTTTTAATTGATTTGTGCATTCCTTGTGCAGCAAAATGGCAAGTGAATTATGGAAACGGATACAAAAAGCAAAACCATGACCAGTTCCCAATTTCCAAAGACTTTATTGATGTATTAAAGACAGCATCGCCTTATGGTATTGAAGATATTATTTTAGTCATACATGACACTTGGGGTCGAGACTATGAACGGGTACTGTATTTCAACACCAATAACATGGAAAAATCATGCAAAAGACAAAATTTAGCGATATGTAATGACTTCAAACCATTTAGCTTTCCAAATATTACAGATATAGAAGTGGTTTATCGAAATGGTCAATTTGATATTTATTACTCTTTTGGCAGTTGAATAAAGGTCTGACTTTCAGGGCGAAAATAATATTAACATAATTTTCGCCACGCAATGACAATTCTTAACTTAACTCCTATTACCCGATTGTAAACTACACAAATGAATGGTATAATGTAAATAATACAAATCATCTCTGAACCAACCACTAAATACCAACAACCAAAACAAATTCCATAACGAAAGGAGCCATACCATGTCTACCCTCAAAAACGGCGAGTTCGGCATCGATTTGGACAAGGAGAAAATTCTCTGGACCGACCGCAAACGCCACACCATCTTTTCTCTGCCGTTGTCCTTTACGAAGTACACCCTGACCGAGACCAAACTCATCATCCAGCGTGGCTGCTTTAACCTGCGCGAGGATGAAATTCAGCTGTACCGCGTCCGGGACATCGCATTCAAGCAGAACTTCTATGAGCGTCTGTGCCGAGTTGGCAGCATCCATCTCTGCTCCACGGATGCTATGACACCGGAAATCGACATCCGCCGCATCAAGAACCCGCGTGATGTCAAGGAAGTGCTTTCTAAGACCATCGAGGCTTGCCGGAAAGCAAACGGTATCCGTACTTCGGAAATCATCGGGGACCATGGCCGCTTCCCTGAGCCTGACCCGCATGGTATGCCTCCTGAACCTTGCCACGAACATCCTCATGACTAATACCAGCCCGTACAGATTCAGTTCTGTGCGGGCTATTTTTTGTTTCCAAAAGAAATTTTCGGAAAATCCGGCCAAGCCGGATTTCAGGGCAGTGTGGTAGTTGACCGACTATGCGAACGGCCTAGAATTGAAAGTGTAGCAAGCACACACATCAATACAAAGGAGAACATATTATGGAAACTAACATCCTGAAATTTGAGCTCACCGCTACTCGTCATTTAGGCGACAACACACCAGACACCATTACTATTTCTATCGGCATTCCTGTTGAGGCTAATGACGAAGCGGTTAACGATGCACTGAACAACGATGAACTGGTTGCGAATGCTGTCGGCGTATTGTACGACCTTGCGGCCTATATACGCCCGCAGTGGCTGGATGGCGAGGACACCGGCATGAGCCTCGAAGTTTATTTCGGTGACAGCATATGTCAGACCCGCAATGGCTTCGTGACGATGGATAAGAAAGGGTATAGCTTCGACCTCAAAGATTAAGCTGAGCCAATTAGGAGTCTTGCCTGCATCAGCGGGTGAAACGCCTTTTTGCCGTGTAGCTGCAAAACATAGTTGACGACCCGTGCGACTGGCATACAATAGAACATACTGAACAGCGTTGACTGCGTTGCTTCGGTAAAGACGAATAGGGTCCAGAGCCGACCTAAAATGCTCGCTGCGAAAGAAGACCTGCCTGCGGCTAACAGGCGGGTCTTTTCTTTTTGCGGGCATTTTTTGCTTTGCCAAAAATGTATCTAATCCGTGAACATATAGCGTTCATCGTTGTATTCAATACAACTTCATGGTATAATGCAAGTATCAAAACAAGCAAAACATTCCGTATCATCGAAGATATTTAAGAGGCATGTCTATGAAGCAATTCCTCTCGTTCATCCACAAAGCACTCCTCCTTCTTGCTGTCGCAACCATTTCTGTAGCGTTCGAGGGATGCAGTGAGGTGGCAGACAAGACGATTGACGGCATCAAGGACTTGCCTGCGCAAATCATTCAGATGGCAACTCCTGAGACTGTCGAGTCGGTGGGTTCGGAAAAAAACATGACGCCTGAGACCGCAGCCACAGAATACAACTACATATACTTTCGGTACAATAATCAGTGGGTCACGAATAAACTCATCAGCTACGAGGTAGTCGATAGCGGGCAGAACATAAAATTTACCGTAGAAGGTAACAGTGTAGCCAACTACTATACCAGCATGGCAAATGTCGTGCTCATGCACAAAGACGAAAACAACACACGCACACAGAATATATACGAAAAACTGGCGGAGGGGACAACCTATGGCTGATGCACAGCGAGGACAATTTGAAATTGATTGCAAAAGCGGAGAAGCGGCCGGCATTATTTACGGTTTGGTGCATGATAAAACCATGTTCCGCCCGGAACTCGACCTTGCAAATGCGCATCCGAAGGAGTTCGATAACGAGCATATTTTCCCACTCGACATGTTCATTAACAGCGATTATTTGCATAAACTCAGCAGGGAAGAGTTTGCAAAAGAATTAAAGCGGCTGTTCGATGAAGATATAATCGGATATGCTCAGGTGGTTGTTGCTACTGACATCCATGATATGCATCGCATCGTGGTCCTGATAGACCCCACACAGAAGGATAAATTGAGTCGAATTGCTGTATCTCTGTTCGGCGTACCGAAAAGGGAAGCAAGACGAATTATCGCCAAGTATCAAGCTCAGTAAAAGGCGAGGAGGATAAAGGCATGCTGGCAAATATCGCAGTTTTACGAACTGTTAAAGCAAATGTAAATGAAGCGATTATGGTTGCGTTGCCCTCGATTTTGTTCGAGAGTTCGCACGACAAAAAAGATACACAGAAATACTATCTGCAGGGTCCTGCGGCTGAATATATTCCTGTTGAGATACCGGATACTTATGCCAAGAAATTCTCCAAGTGCGCTACGGCATTGGCGATGCAGCTTGTCCTTCTCAGCAACAAGACGAAAGGCTTCTTTGGTCCTGAAATCTGCAATGTGGAAGGCAAAGATATCCAGACTGCCCGGAGCATCATAAACTCCATCATGGGCGAGAGACAGGCAAGGTTTTATAGCGCAAAGCTGAACGATGAAGTGTATGATACGCAATATGCGGTCAGCGAATATGCGGTTGAGAATTGGGCAGACGACATTGTGCCGCCCGTTGTCATCAACAGCTGCATCTGGGCTATCGTGGCAAATACCGCAGCAGAGATGCAGAAGGACAACCGTTTCCTGCGCAGAAAGGAAATCTGCGATACCGAGTTTTTTGAAATCGCGACCCGCATTTACAATGAGTTGCTGGGGTTTGCAGCGAGAAAATACGAAATCTTAGACATTGGTGAATGACTATGAGTGTCAACCTTATTGAGGGCAATATCTTAACACCGCCGACTCGTAACGAAAATACTATCATCTGCCATCAGGTGAACTGTCGTGCCGCAATGGGTGCGGGTCTTGCCAGACAGATTCGGGATAAGTGGCCCGTCGTGTTCGACGAATATGTGAAAGTTTGCAGTCCAAAGAAACTCGGTGACTTTCAGGTGGTTCAGGTCGCCCCGCAGCTATATGTCGCCAACCTGTTCGGGCAATCAAGCTTTGGCAGAGATAAGCGTCAGACGAACTACGCGGCGCTGGGAACGGCTCTTTTCAGAGTAATGAAAGAACACCCTGACGCAACTTTCCGCGTTCCTTACGGTCTCGGCTGCGGGTTGGCAGGCGGAAACTGGGTGACAGTGCTGAACCTTATCGAGGAAGCCGCCAACGCTTGGAATGTGAACGTTGAGATTTGGGTACTGCCCAAAAAGTGAGGGGTCAGTATGTACAATACAAACTATAAATGCGTCAAGCCGTTCGATGTATGGCTTGATGCCATCGGTCAAGATGGCAAGAAAATTCCATATCGGGTAAAGCGCGGGACCATCTGGCGCTTAGAATGGTGCGGCGGCGAGCAGAGTTTCAAGGAACTTTCAGGTCCGGATAAGATGCACATTACACTGCCGGATGAGTATATTGAACAACATTTCAAAAAGGTGTAAGTATGGGTAACTATTGCCCATATACGAACGGTAATGTCGTATACCTTCAGTGTAAAGAATGCGAAGAGAAACTCTGCGAGAAAGACAGGTTCTTTTGCGGAGTTGCAGGAACGCCGTTATCGATGACAAAGTCTCACAAACAGATGTCGGAATACCTCGACAGAATGCTGGCTAAGCGAGACAAGGTTGTCATTGCTGCAGAATCCGGTAAGAAGATGGCTGCTTTGGCAGCTATGTACGCCAACGAACGCGGATACTCTTTCATTCCCGTCACAAACGATGATTTGTCCACATACTTATCTAAACAGCAGCAAAAAGGCTGCGTAGTTTTTGAAGGAGTCACAGATGAACGAGAAATCGAAAACACCTGTCGTGAGCTGCGCATACCGCTGCGGCACTGTAGATTGGAAGGAGCGTAAAACTATGATGTACCAAAAGCTGGTTCGGGATAATATCCCGGCTATCATTGAGAAGAACGGGGAAACCTGTGTGACGCGCACGCTGTCCGACAAAGAGTACGAGGACGCTCTGATGAACAAACTGCAGGAAGAGGTCGCCGAACTGCTGGAAGCCTACACTGCCAAGGAGCGGAGCGCTCTGGACTGCGCGGAAGAGATGGCGGATGTGATGGAGGTCCTGTACGCTATGGGTAAGACTTGCGCTGTTTCCAAACGAGAAATTGAACAGGTCAGAAGTCAGAAAGCGTCGGAGAAGGGGATTTTCTCAAAGAAAATCTTCTTGGTTTCGACCGAGAAGTGAAAGGAGCGGTTTGTGACGCAGCAAGACGCAGTGCGGTTAATCAGAAAACTGATTTTTGCCAAAAACAGTCAAGACCTCACGCATTTTAACCGGTGTGTAGACGAAATTGCACAAACCTTGGACGAGCAAGGCGACAAAGAAGGCGCTCGTGCTATTCGCAGCACCTCCCGTGATGGCTATGTGAAATCGTACTACGAGGCAAGTCGGCAAACACAGCCTCTCGGTAGCCCCTTTGTCAGCTATAAAACTGCGTTCGTCATCGACAACAAGGATATAGCGTTGTGGCACGCAAAGAACGACAATCCGCCGATGCAAGTTCGACACATTTTAGAGTACATCGAAAACGGGGAAATGGTCGGAAAAGATGTGCTGGAATATGATGCAAGCACCGATAAATGGCACCGTGTTGAGGCGGAATGTATCGAGTTGGTATAGGGGCACTGCATCACCCATGCTCCTCTAACCTCTTTCTGCTGGCGGTTAACAGATAAAATAAAATATACAAACAGCGATTTTTATCCACAGCCTCTTGCACATTCGTGCGAACTGCATACAATCTAAATTATAGACTAAAAACTGTACCTTGGCGGCTGTTTAGTGGCTGTCAGGGTCTTTTTGTTGCCTGCCATTCTAGTATTCGGAGGGATTACAATGACGCTCAAAGACTTGTCCAGCGAACAGCAGGACCTTGTACGGCTGGCGCTTGACGGGAAAAACGTGTTGTGCGATGCCTGTATCGGAAGCGGTAAGACATCCACCATCAATGTCTTGTGCAACGAGTTTGATTCCTCTAAGGAAATTCTGTACCTGACCTATAACCGGCTTTTGAAACTCGATGCACAGGAAAAAATTCTGAACGATAATGTCACGGTCCAGAACTATCATGGATTTGCCTCTAAAATCCTGTACCGGCGCGGCATCAAGAATGTCGGACAGGGCGAGCAGATTGGGATGGTTTTGAAGAAGCGCGTTCCTGTCGGGCACTTTGATGTGCTTATCATCGACGAGTATCAGGACATCAACGAGGAAATCTCGAAGATGCTCGAATACATCAAGGAATCGAACCCCGGTCTTCAAATCATCGCGGTCGGGGACATGAAGCAGAAAATCTATGACCAGACCTCGCTGGATATCTGGTCGTTCATCCATAAGTTCTTAGGCAAGCACACGCAGGTCAATTTCACGCAATGTTTCCGCCTGTCCCATGACCTTGCACAGCGGCTCGGAAATATCTGGGGCAAGGATATCAACGGCGTGAACAAGAACTGTAAGGTATCGACCATGTCCCGCGAGCAGGTGGTAGACTATCTGGATACCAAGAACCCGAAGGATGTCCTGTGTCTCGGTGCCAGAACGGGGTCTATGGTCAAGGTCCTGAATGAACTGGAAGCAAGACCCGGCAACCTCTATGACAAGAACCATGTATATGCCAGCATCAAGGAACCGGACGGTGAAAAGCATGTAGCACCCGGCGCAGACGTTGGTATCTTTACAACCTTTGACGGCAGTAAAGGTATGGAGCGCCCCATCTGTGTTGTCTTTGATTTCACGGAATCCTACTGGTGCTCCCGTGTATTTCAGCCTACGGCGCGGTATGAGATTCTGAGAAACCTTTTCTGCGTTGCGGCGAGTCGCGGTAAGGATGAGGTCATCTTTGTAGAGCCTCCGAAAAAAGAGGACAGATTTGGGCTGGTCAGCGATAAAACCCTGATGACTCCCGTCAAGATGAATCAGGAGTTCAATACAAAGTTCGATATCTCTGAGATGTTCGATTTCAAGTTCGATGAGGATGTAGAGCACTGCTACCAGCTTATCAATACGACGCCGGTCTTCCATAAAGATGTACATGAAATCGAAATCAAGCATTCGGATGCGATGATTGACTTGGCTCCCTGCATCGGCATCTACCAGCAGGCGAACTTCTTCGACTACCACGATATCGACAGCGCGATTGCCTTCTACATGTACCTGCATAACGACAAGAAGGTAGCACTGCCTTCCAGCTGGAAATCCGTGGAGGAGAAGGTCCTGTTCCTGACGATGCTGATGACGAGTCAGGACCGGTATGTGAAGCAGGTTGAGTTGCCCTTTATTACGAGAGCGCAGGAAACCGACCTGAACAAGCGCCTGTCTATGGTGTTCACTCCCGATGAGTCCGTACAGGAACGCTGTGAGTTGACTGCCATGGTAGATACCAAGGCGAAGAAGAAACTCGTTATCAGCGGCATGGCGGATGTCGTGAAGGACAACAAGGTCTATCTGCTGAAATTCGTGTCTTCGCTCGCGCACAAGCATTTCCTGCAATGTGCCTGCTATATGCTGGCTACCGGGTTAAAGCAGGGTGTTGTCTGGAATATCCGCGATAACATGATGTATGAAATCGAGATACCGGACCCTGACAAGTTCCTGGACGCGGTAATCACCTGTATCACGAAGCAGGTCTTTGCCAAGGCCGAAAGCTATACGATTTCCAAGGACTATACGCAGGACCTCGATACCATCATCGAGCAAATCATGACCGATGATTCGCTGCCGGAATTCGATGTTGGCGGCAATGTCAAGGAAGAGAAGAAGACGGCTGACGAAGGTATCTCTATCATCCGCCGTGGTGAGCAGTATATCATTGTGGATGCTGCAAACCGTCAAATCATCGATAACAGCGCCATGAACGGCTACGATTCGATTCTCGCTGCCTGTGAGGATTATGTCCGGAAAAACAAGCAGCTGGCAGAGGAATCCATGTCCAAGAAGGAACTGCTCAGCGTTATTGAGGATTGGCTCGACAATCACAGGGATTTTGAAGCAGCTATGTCCAAGACCGAGGTGGATATCAAGCACCATATCGGCGAATATGCGAATTACGCTTCTCTTTCCACCTATGTTGTTCGTAAGATGCTCAAAGACCGTGGTCTTATCATCAATTTCAGCGAACGTCAGCTGTTGAAGGTCTGGAAGGAGCGGAAGAAGCAGGATACGAATACCGTGGAAAAAACGCGGTACGAGACCCTTGCCTCTACGCTCGAATCCCTCGTTAAGGCAGGGGTCGATGTCCAGCTTGAAATGCCGGAAGAGGAGAAGGCCGCAAAGCCCGAACCGGACCCGGAAGAAGAAAAGCCTCAATTCGATAAGCGCATCCCCTATACCGTTATTCGTTCGTCCCGGCTCTCTAAGCCCAACGATGTGCGGTATATTGTCGTCAATCTGAACGACAAGGACCAGGTGCTGGACGATGCAAGCGGATACGGATACAAGTCGATTTCTGCCGCACAGAAGGGCTACGGATATAAATGCCGGAATCTCACCAAGTACGGTGAAGTTAAGCACTCGTCAAAGCCCAAAACCAATATCCCGGTCTCGCAGAGCCGTCAGCTCTCGTTCGGTGATTTTTGAGAAGGAGGGACTATATGACCTACAGCGAAGCATTCCCTTTATGGGTGGCGGAAGTGTACCGGAACCATGGCTATGAGCCGGATAAGTGGTACGGGTCAGAGGTTGCAGAAACGCTGTACAACGAAGCGATGGCGACCTATAACGGACCTCCTGCCACGATGCGGGATTATATAGAAGCTATCCCGTCTGCGGATGAATTCGCGTATTTAGACTATGCCATTGAACGGCTGCACCGCGATAACATCAACCTGAACGCACTTTCCGACAAAGAGCGCTGGGCTTTGATGGATAAAATCGTCGCAGAGTATCCGCAGTACAAGAACGCTCACACATCCCGTGCCAAGCAGGTACAGCAGACTTCGATGCAGGCGGCACTCGATGCCGAGTGTGATGTTCTCTTGCAGGCTGCAAGGCGCAATGTGAGCCGGTACAGTGAGGCAGAGGATGCCACAAAGGATTTTGTAATCAAGTAAGGGGGCAGTAACAGAATGGTCAAGATTTACGGCTATAGCGATGATATCGTTTGTATCGAAAATTCTCGATACTTCGAGGACGAAATCGGGTGTTTCGATGTCGCCGGTGTCAGGCTCTATTTGGATGACGGCACGGTGCTTTTTGTCTGCTTCTCCTCTGGCGTCTGGCGTATTTTCATCGAGCAGGAAGGTTCCGCGCCGCACCGGCACAAGGTCTGTCAGGAGACGAATGAGGACGACTACAGCGATGAGTTTTACACCGAAGCTGATGTTGTTCGGCATGAAATTGCATCGGCGAGAAACTGAAGGAAGGTGAGACCCATGAATTTCTCAAAAATTCGTATGATGTTCTTCGATTTCGACGATACTCTGCTCGTCCATTATCGTGAACAGAAACTCGACGCGACTGCTGATGCACACAGGGCACGGCTACTGCGGTATGAGGCTGAGAACCGGGGCGGGTACAAGGTATTTGATGAGATTGGGGAAGCGAATACGCTTGTCCAACATTTCCTCGAAAGCTGCGATGGTATCCCAAAATACTGCATTACCCGCGTACAGGACAGTATGACCCTGCCGTATAAAAAGCAGTGGCTTGAAATGCACTATCCGAGACAGTTCCTCGATGTCATCGGGACTGCTACCCCCGAACGGAAGACCTCCGTCATGAAACTTCTGACCCAAGATGCCGGTCTGAATGCTGCACAGGCTCTGTATGTGGATGACTACTACGAAGCCCTCAATGAGGCGGCAAAGGAAGGCTTCACGGTGATGACCGTGCAGGAACTCATGCTGCGGCAATATACTGCGGAGCAATGACAAAACACTAAACCATGAACTGACTAAGGAGAACTACCATGAAAAAGATTCTGAAATTTCTTGCCGCTGCGGCATTTGCCATCGTTGTGTACCAACTTGTTTCGCTGCACCGCAAACGCCGTAAGATGGTCGAGATTGGTCAGCAGATTTTCCGGTGATGTCAGATGGCGAAAACTCAGCTGACCCGCGATATCGAGGCTGCGCTCCATGCGTGGCATCCAACCAGCTACGGCGGGTATCGAGCAGATTCGTTTCGGCAAGGGTTCGATGCCTTAGAAGTGCCGGTCGAATGTGGGTCTGTCAAATCCGGATTGGTCGATTTTGTCCGGGTGCAGGAATGCTTTACCGCTGAAACCAAATACGGAACCTGTAAACTAGCCTCGCTCATCGAAACGGATACGGGTGCTTCGCTTGCCGCGATTCAGCAAAAAGCAAAAGAGGCAACCTGCGTCAAGGATATTTCGTCGATAGATTCTTGCAGGGAGCACTGTTCCGAGCGATGGTGCCACTTCCACAAGACGAACCATCTGTATACGCTCGATGCCGTCATCACTTGTGTGGAAATCAAGATTTCTGTGAGCGATTTTCACTCGGCACACGGGCACAATTTCGTCGGGCACTGCAACTACTATGCGATGCCCACAGAGTTATATAAGAAGGTCAAAGGAGAGATACCAGAAGATATTGGTGTCCTGCTCTATTATGACGGCATGAGTACATGCGGAATCCGAAAGGTGAAGGAATGTAAGCCGCACATTCTCTCGGAAAAAACACAAAAATGGCTGATTATGTCCGTTGCTAAAAAGCTGCCCCGGTTCGACATGAACTGAGGGCAGCTTTTTTATATATTTTTAGTTTTAGAAAGGATAAACTCATATGCGGCGAACCAAAGCACTGATACTCGTTGCAACATTGGCTGTGCTGACCAGTGTTGCAGCCTGTTCATGGCAAGCGGAACCTCTGCCTGCCGAATCAGCACAATCCGAATCCTCTCTCAACACTTCTGAATTTGCGACGCAAGAAACAGCAGAAAAAGAACAGCAAATCCCGGACTTATCCGGCGTACCGGAACCGAGCCCGGAACCCGCTGCATTTCCTGAACCGTCTCCTACACCGCAACCAGAACCTTCCCCGGGTCCGACTCCCGAACCGACGCCTGCGCCGACTCCCGAACCTGCGGCAGCGACCTCTGTCTGGGGTGATGTTGCCCCTGCAGCCTGGGGTCAAGCCTACGGCACGATTACCTGTGACGCGATTGGTCTGAACGCTTCTCTTATCTGGGGCGATGACCAGAGTCTTTTGAATCAACGCGGCGGGGTATATCAGTATCCGGGTTCTTACCAAGTCGGCGTGACCGGAGGGCATCTGCTTTGCTCTCATAATGACAGCGTGTTTTCTCTGCTGCAATATGTCAGCATAGGGGATAACTTTGTTGTGGACACCGATTACGGCGAGTATGTGTATTCCGTCACCCTGGCAAAACCAGGCTATGTGTCCTCGGACGCGAGCACTGTGATTGCGGATGACGGCACTGTCCTCGTTAATTTCACAGACGGAATCGATAAACTTATCATGTATACCTGCTATCCGTTTGGGTATTACAGCCCAACGAATCAGAGATATGTGGTTCAGGCTGTTTTGCAAGCATGATTGGAGATGTAGTTTTAGGATGCAAAAAAGAAAAATCCGAAAATTCCTGCATTACACAGGAACTGTCTTTATTCCGCTCATCATTGCTATGATGGGCGTTTTGTTTTGGGTGAAAGTAATGAACGACATCGAATGGCTCCTTCTTTCCCCGAAACATGTCGCGTTCGGCTGCGTTGCGAGCCTTGGCTTGGTTCTTTGCTGTATTTATGCGGACAGGATGCTGTGCCATGAGGTTTCGGATACGGTTTGAGTATTGCATGTTCTTGCGATACCGGTAAAATAGAATTGTACGATAGATACCAGATATCTTACAATTCACAATTTCGTTTTTAGCGGACTTATCCCTTTCGGGGGATGGGTCCGCTTTTTTTATTTGAAAGGAGAACAAAACCCATGCAAACCAAACACGAATTTCTTCGGAGAACTGCAGCGGTAATTGCTGCGTTCTTCACACTGACATTCACAGGCTGCGGTCAGACACCGGAATCTCCGGGAAGCCTTCCTGTATCCGGGGTCGTCTCAGAAACTACCGCACAAAGCGGTCAGGAGACGGCTGGCGTATCGGAAGGCGGCAGCTTTACCATCCATTTTATCGATGTCGGGCAGGCAGATTCCGCCCTCGTTATATGTGATGGGCACTCAATGCTCATTGATGGCGGCAATGCCGATGACTCGAACCTTGTATATTCTGTATTACAGCGTGAGACAGAGGGACACTTAGACTATGTCGTAGGAACACACGCCCACGAAGACCACATCGGAGGTCTTTCAGGTGCCTTCGAGGCTGACACAGCCGATGTCACCTTTTGTCCCGTAACAGAGTATGACAGCAAAGCATTCCGGAACTTTAAGGCTCGTGCGGACGAGAAAGGCGGCGGTATAACAGTTCCGGCAGTGGGGGATACATTCACCCTAGGGGAAGCCACCGTCACCGTTGTGGCTGTCAATTCCGTGCCTGAGGACACGAATAATACTTCCATCGTAATTCGCATTGTCTACGGCGATACATCCTTCCTGTTCACAGGCGACGCCGAACAGGAAACGGAAGAGAAGATACTCGAATCCGGCCAAGACATCGAATCCACCGTCTTAAAGGTCGGACATCACGGGTCCAGCACCTCCACCTCTCAGGCGTTCTTGGATGCCGTGAACCCTACTTATGCCGTCATATCCTGTGGCAAGGACAATAGCTACGGCCATCCGCACAGCGAAACCCTCGCAAAGCTGGCCAGCGCGGGAGTTGAGGTGCTCAGAACGGACGAACTCGGTGATATCTACTGCACCTCTGACGGTACGGAAGTCACCTTCTCGTATGGGGAGTACCATAAGGACATCGAAACCTCTAGCGCCGAGGTGGAAGAGCCGCAACAGCCTGACACAATTTCCGAGACCTACATCCTGAACACGAACTCTCGCAAGTTTCACCGTCCAGACTGCTCCTCTGCATCTCAGATAAGCGATGCAAACAGAGAGGAGTATACCGGCACAAGAGAGGAACTTGTCGAACAGGGATATACACCTTGCGGTTACTGCAATCCGTAAATATCCAATCGGCCTCTTATCCATATAAGCCTATTTGAGTAGTACACGGAATGTCCCGCTCTGGACGAACCGGGTTCAGGAACGTGCTCTGGCTGACTCGAAAACGGCAAACGCCGATAAGGTACTAAAACGATAGCAAGTAAATCAGTCGCTGCCTACACAAATGGGCAGCGATTTTTTCTTGCCAAAATGTGCGAACCGAATAGAATGGGTATTGTACGATAGATAACATCCATATCGTAAAGGTATTGTGCCTTTCGTACAATTCACAATTTCGCTTAAAGGGCGGACTTCTCGTTTCTGAGAGGTCCGCCCTTTTTTGCGTCAAAACAAAAAAGGAGTGTAAACACCAATGTTAAGAGTTTTTACAATCGTCGCCAATGAGGTCATTGGCTTATCCGCAACGGAATGCACACTGATGCAATTCAGCTACAATCCGGAGCAAATCCATGACCCAGAAAGCGTCCTGCGCAGTGCTGTCAAAGACTATCTCAATACGGATGAAGGCAAACGACAGCTGGAAATCAACTGCGGCTGCTGCAACTGGGGCGATGTCGATGACATTCCCGGCTCGTTCTTCTTGAACTATGGTCTGGCTAAAATTGCGCCGCCGGATGTGAATGTTGTCGTTGACCGCAACGAGAGTTTCATGGATGACTACGACGATTGCACGGAAGAATAACAGAAAGGACATGAAAAAATGCGTATTTATGCTGCAAACAGCGTATTCATAGAAGTTACGCGCCGGTGCAATATGTGCTGTGCGCACTGCCTGCGCGGAGATGCCGAAAGCATCGATATTCAGGAGAAGTACATCGATGCTTTTCTCGACAGCTTTGAGAAGGGAGCTTATATCAGCTCTCTTACCTTTACCGGCGGCGAAATTTCTCTGAACATACCTGCAATTCGATACACCTTGAAAGCTGTCAAAGAGCGCGGTATCGCCGTTGGAAGCTTTTATATGGTCACTAACGGAAAAGCCGTCGATAAGATGGCTGACCTTGCTATGGCGAGTCTGGAGTGGTGGAATTATTGCGATGACAAGGATGACTATTCGTGTGGTCTTTGTATCAGCAGCGATGATTTCCATGAAGAAATTTCCAGCGAAAGTGCAAGTATTCTCAGTGGTTTGAAATACAACTACGATGATAAGGTGACGGACTTTCACAAAAATTATCTTCTCAACGAGGGACGTGCTAAGAATCTCGATTCGAATATCTATAAGAAACGTGAACCTTATGTAGATAAGCTCGAATACGAATTCAGCAAAACCGGCGGCATCGACTTTTACAGCGGCGAGCTGTACTTGAACGCCATCGGTGATGTCGTTTCCGGCTGCGATTTGTCCTACGAGTCGCAGAAGAAATATCGTTTTGGTAATGTAATGGATGAAAAATGGTTGGAAAACATTCGTAGCAGCAAATTGTGCATCGAAGAAAACAGCTGAAAAATAACAAAAACAGAAAGGAAGAAATTATGACTATCAATTTAACTCGTGAGGATTTTGAGCAGGCTATCAAATCCGGCGCATCCGTGTTCGAAGGCAACACAATTCTCGATACCGGAAAACCGTCCGGGCGCTACTACCGTTTCATTCGTGTGCCGCTCGCCAATGGCGAGCACAAGGTAGATGCCTTGTACGGGCAGCGGTTTTATGGAACCTTGGAAAATAAACCCGTAACATTCAACCAGGAGATACGCTTCCTTTGCCTCGTTGTCGATAATGCCAAAACCGTCAATGAAACAATGGACTTCAAAACGATTTTCTGCCGTTCTTCTTTTACCTCGGATTCTGTCATAGAGGAAATGGCACAGAAGCTGTTCGATATGTTCCGAGAGAATGTGAC